TTCGCCCTGAGCTAGTGTAGGGTTTGCGCTTGTCCAATCTGAAGCGGTGTCTCTACGAATTTGAATGATACTAGCCATTACGCTGTGCCTCCATTTATTAATTGAGATGATAAGTATACAGATGTGGCTGTGCCACCATCTATTTCATATCCGAATAAGCTGTTTACTTCTGTCTTTGTATAATGGTTGGCTAGGTTAAATGCGCCATAAGCTACAATGTCTACAATATCTCCAACAGTAGCTCCAGTAGATAATACTACTGCTGTACCTGATGTTCCTACGTAATCAACTGCTAACAGTAACTTAATACCATTAAGATACACATCTACAAACCCAGCGTTGTAAGTGACTGAAAATGAAGTTTGGTTAGCTGTAGCTGTATAAACTACACGAGCAGAAGTACCATTGACTGCTGAACCTGCAGCAACCCATGAAGATCCTCCGTAAACCCTCATCTGTCCAGCGGAGCTATTAAAATATAAAGCACCTGTAATAAGGCTGTTGCCATCATTATCTACTGAAGGATTGGAACTTTTAGCCCCTAGATACCTATCATCAAAAGAATCAAAAGAAGCCGCTGCTGCTGTTGCTGAGTTAGCCGCTGCTGTTACTGAGTTGCCTAAAGACGAGGCACTATTAGCAGATGCTGTTGCTGAGTTAGCAGATGCTGTTGCACTGTTAGATGCATTAGTCGCTTGAGTGCTTGCTGTAGAAGCACTTGTACTTGCTTCAGACGCTTTTGTAACTGCTATGGCTTTTTGAGCGGTAGCAAGAGTTACTTGTTGTGTAGCAAGAGTTACTTGTTGTGTAGCAAGAGTTACTTGTGCCGCACCATTGCTAGTTGCTAAGTTAGCCTTAGTCGTTGCTGTTGATGCAGATGTTGCTGCAGAATTGGCACTTGATGCCGCATTAGTTTCTGCTGTTTCAGCATTAGTTTCTGCTGTTTCAGCATTAGTTTCTGCAAGTTCTGCCGCAACCTTGGCTGCTAGAGCTGCCTCTACATTCGTATTTATTAGAGATACGTTCTGGTTAGTTCCAGTTGAAAAAGCACCACCTAAGGCGACTCCGGTTGCTGTAGGCATAGTATTCTCCTTAGATTAGTGCGCTTGTAAATACAGAGCGTAAGTTAGCGCCTCTGGATAGTCGTTGTTTTTCTTCATAATTTAAAGTTTTTATTTCATCATCATAAAGTTTACCATATGTATCTGCCCCAGCTAGGTCAGATAGGTATACACTTGCATATCGTAATGTTCCAAATAAAAATACTTTTTCATTATCGTCACGCAGCCAGTTGTAAACTTCAGTAGTACTGCCAGTAATAACAGCGTCTAAAGAAGCTAATCGTCTGTGGTAATGTATTTCGTATACTTCACCAACAGCAACTGCAGGGTATAATTTAAAGTTTGTACCTTTTCTGGTAAAATAACGACCATTAGGCTTGGCCTCAAAGTCATCATCAAACACAGATAATTCCACTCTATCGTTGTATATGTCATACTTGTTAGCAGCCTTAACTTTGCTTAATCTAATAAGCTCAGTAAAGTCTCCAGGTATGGGTATCTCATTAACTAAAGCGTTAGCACTAGTAACTGTTAAGTTTATAGTTGACTCTAGAGGAGGTATACGTAACTCACGATAGGCATCGTCAGCAGCCTTTTGCATAAATCGGCCAATTAAATTATTTGACACTACGTCTTCGTCGCGATTTAACCAATCACGAACTTCATCAACTATAGCTATTAATGCAGGGTGAATTACCTTGTAAGCAGCATATCCGCTGGCAGAATTGTTTGGTATTGCTAAAGCCATTAGCTTCTCCTTAAGTATTCAAGAGAAGTTTTGGATACTCACTCTTAAGTATTTGTCTAAGTTTCCGACCATTAATCGGGTGATGCATAAAATCCGGAGCATGTAAATCAAGCCCGTATTTTGTTAGAATTTCTATTGCAACAATATCTGGTATTGTAGCTATCTTTCGGTATTTTTTAGACTTACCATGTCTATCTTGATAATCTCTATCTAGTGCTACTTGTTCAATAACTCCACTTATATCCTGAGATACTTGTGTTTTAAAAGAATTACCATCAAAGATTATTTTGTCCGTCAGACTCATCATCATCTCCAAATTAAAAAAGCCCTACAGGTAAACTTAATTTACCCGTAGGGCTATAACTAGTATTTCTACTTAGTTAAACCAACGATAAGGCCTGAACCCTTAGGGTTACGGCACTCTAAAGTACACTCTTCAACCATAAGGCCGACAGTAGAATCGCCTTGCTGACCTACGTCTACTTCCTGCATAGGACGTAAAGTAGATACATTCCACCACATTGGATCATAGATCAAAGCAGTAGAATCGGCAGCTGCGAATTGCTGTGCATCACTTGAACCACTTACTCGCTTAGGTGCTAGACCCATCAAGTAGTTAGGTACAACCATGATGTCACCAAAGTCTGACATGTACATTTCAACAGATTGGCGTAGCTTTCCGTCATCAACAGAACGACGAGCGTTACCAACAGATCCTGCGCCAGTAGAAGTAGTTGCACCAGCAGCTTGTGCCTTAGCAGAGAACTCACGACGTAGAGAAGGAGATACCATTAGCTTGGTAGACTTACCACCAGCTTCATAGATCTTCTGCATAGTTTCATCAACTTGAGATAATTCAAGCTTTCCGAAAGTAACAGCGTTAGAACCACTAGCAGCTGCAGGAAGTACAGTAGCTGCACCAACGGCAGAGACAGTACCATCACCATCACCAGATCCAGCAGTAGTAGCTGCACTAGTTACGTTAGCAGCGTTTACAAACGACAAGTAACCAGCAGCACGACGAATAGCACCACCACTGTTAGCACCTGCATCGGTACCAGCAGCAGTAGAACCGCCAATGTAGCTAGTTGCATGGATGTCAAAGTCACGACGCATTTCTGTGCCACGCTTCTTCAGTTGATAAGAATACTCATCAGCTACACCAGCTTGGTCTACAGCACGCTTGGTGCCAGAAACTTTAAGTTGCTTGGAGTTGATTTGAGTATAGTTGCCCAAACGAGCACGAGCATCTGGGTTCTGAAAAGTAGAACCGATGTCAGTTCCTTCAGCAACAGTAGACTGTCGAACAGTATCTAGCTCGTCAGTGTTCCATTCATGAAAGATTGCAGTTGCTTTTGAAGTACCGATTGAAGAAGTAAACGGAGTCTCATCACGAGTAATCATCGAGATAAAGTTCGCCAAGTCTTCTTTTTCAGTAGTAGCAGAAGCGTTCTTGCCCCGAGGGCCTGTAGAAGTATAATTAGCCATTTTGCTATTTTCCTATTAGATATTAAAATTTAACTTAACGACCGCTGAGTAAAGAATTATGCGCAGTTTACATATCTTGGTAAGAAGCGTTAGCCTCCATCTCCATACATATTATTCACATCCATCTACGTCGCAGAGTTGAGAACAGCCTCTGGTCAAATTACTATTCTCTCTTCTGTAATTACTTTATTGGTAGGGGGCCTTAGCCGCCATCTCGTAATTAATTTTATATTGTTAAAGAGTTTTTGTCTCTATGCTTCTTTCTTTGGGCGACCTACACCCCGAGGTATTTCAGCAGTTAAGCTCTTTATCTCGTCTTTTAATTGCAGTATTAACAAATTTACATAGTAAAGTTGGGGTGCAATGGTCCTAGCACGTCCTTCGTTGTAGGTAATTTCCCTTAACAAAGGCGCTCTTTGTCGCTCTAAGATTTCTAAAGCCTTTTCTAATTGCTCGCTCATTATTGTTCTCCTAACGATCTAGATGCTAAGGCCCGTAAGAAATCTTTCTCGTCACTAGCATCACCATTTCCAGATAATACTTTATTGCGATTAGATAACTTGCGTGTCTGATCTTTTTGACTTGAACTTTGTCCCTTTTTAGGTGGAGCTTTTTTGGTTGCAACCTTAGCTCGCTTCTTGGCACCTGCGGATACATTAGTTTTCATACGTCTATAGTCGTCTACGAATTTAATAATGGAAGGATCAGTAACCACTGCAAGCAATGATTGAGGTAAACCCTCTGCTAGTGCAAACTCTCGTACTGAGACAGCCATTTCATCAGACCAATCTTCAATATGCTCATGAATAGTTGCGTTGAATTGTTCAACACCCCTAGCTAGCATTTGTTGATCCATGCTGGATTCTCTTGACTTTGCAGCGGTAGTCAGCGACTCCCGTTGCTTTCGTGCATTCCAGTACTGTTCTTGAGCTTGCCCTAATTTTTCTTTAAGTTCTGAAGCTTGATATGTATCACCATCATCACGAGCAGTTTCCCGCTCTTTCTCAATAGACACATACTGCTGCTCCCAGTACTTCTCATTAGACATTAGCTGTTCAGAAGCAGCGGATGCCAATGCAGTTACCTCTTGGCTGTAATTGGCCTTCTCAGCTTCAAACGCTTTGCGTTCTTCACCGAATTCACGACCTTTAGCGCCTAAGGATTGTTCAGTACTGTAACCTTTAATAACATCATTAACGGATACTATATGTTCCTCTCCGTTAATTTTTACATTTACTAGCAGATTATCTAGATCATATTCATTAGGATCTAGCATATCCCCTACGGGGTCATCTACAGGATCTTCTGCATCATCCTCATCGGAGGATTCTTCTTCAGAAATTTCTTCGACAGGTTCATCGTCTTCAATCTCTGTTTCTGCGTCATCTAATTCCTCAGAATCATCATTGCTAGCTTCTTCGGTACCTTCCTCTAATTCAGGTACACCATCTGCTGCTTCTTTAAAAAATTCACTGGATTGCAATACTTTTTCTAGTGCTGCATCCACATCCATAGCGCCATCCGTAGGGGTAGGGTCTACTATAAGGGACATTAATCTTCTCCTTCATTGGCCTGGGCCGCTTTATTCTTTATATCATCCATAACTGGTACATTCTTTCCATATAACTCTTGTCTAACTAGCTGTTCCTTCACGGAACCCAAGGCCATAGCACACGAGTATAAGAATTCACGAGTTTTGGTTTCATGTGGATCTGTCTTTAACCATTGGGTAAAGTAGTCCACTAATATTTCACCATACGAAGACATGAAGAATTCATCTAAAACTCTAGATGTAAACTCCGCGTCTACGTGGGCTTTGCGTGCCAACACATCAGGGTGAATCTTATGACTACCATGATTTGCTGTATTAGCTAAACGTCTTTTAGCTACTTCTTCATATTCCTTACGCATTTTAAAACACCTTTATTGCGGTGGTCCACCTTGCATTAAGCCTTTTAGGGCTTGCAAAGCTTGTTCGGGTTCAATACCCATTTCACGGACAGCAGCATCTAAGATACCACCGCCACTATCACTAGGTTGGCCTATTCCACTAATAAGAGCAGTAGCCTTCTGGATGGTTTGATCCATGTTAGGCATTTGAGTAGGTTCAACTTCGTTCTTTAAAGCTTCTTGACGCAACTTTTCCCATTCTTGTTGATGTCTATCTATTGCTACTGCTAATTGCTTAGTATTATCTTGTATAGCATTGCTTGCCTGTACATTAGTATAATTAACATTAGCCCTTGCAAGATCCATCTGGGTCTTTTCTGCGTCTGTAACTAATTTCTTAGCTTCTTCTGCTTCTTTCTGTTTCTTCTCTGCGGATTCTTTAGCTTTATTTTTAAACTCTTCAGAATTATAATCTTCTAAGTAGTCCAAAGGATTCTCATCCATGCTAGCCAGCAAATTATTAGCTAAGATTGCAGTTACATCAGGTCGTAAAATAATTTCCTGGCCACCTTCTCTCACTAAGGGTAACAACTGTGTAGCGATTACAGTAAGTTTTTCACGCTTGTTGGCGTTACTGTTCTCACCTAAATCCACATCTACAATCATATCCATGTGATTAGGAAGTTTAGAAATATCCACATTTGCATAAACACCAGTATAATCAGGAGTCATTGACTCTTTCATATTAGCTTTCATTTCACGATACACACCTTCAGCTAAACGCTTAAAGCCTGTTTCAGAAAATATACGTGCAATGTGTTGTATACGTTTTTGTGCAGCTGTTTGAGTCATTGCTAACTTAGTTTCAGAGTTACCTGACACATATAGTTCATCATTAAGACCTTGAGCAGCTTTAGACATACCAGTGGCTTGTTCTTTATTTGTTTGCAAATGTTGCAATAAAGGTACTGTGCCAGTACTAATAGTCTCAGGTTGCAACATAGCAACAGCACCTTGAGGAGCACCATTAGTTGCAATAATATCTTTAGGCTTCATGTTCTGCAACGCAGAGAAGTCCACTACATTGGGATCAGCTAAACGAGGACTGTAGTTTGTTAAGTAAGTGTTCTCAACAAATCCACGTAATATAGCTGTAGATGCTAATGTGGAACTACGTGTCATATCCGCTACAGATAATCCGTAAAATTCATAAGGTACTTCGAAGGGGCATATGGATGCTAAGTTAATGCACGCCACATCTTCTTCAAATAATATATGATATCCCGCCATGATGATATGCTTAAGTTCCGCAATACCATCTCCATCACGATCTACTTTAACCCAACACTCGGTTACAGTAATGACTTGATTAGCTTCTAATGTGGTAGTATTGTCTCTATCATTAGTTGCATGGTATGATTGCCCTGTTACCTCTTTACGTGCGGCAATCTCTTCTGAATACTCAGAAGTCCAATTTTCATCACCTAAGTCATCCCAGTCTTTAATCTCACTGGCCATCTCTGGATATTCATTCCTGATCTCACTTCGGGTAAGATCTATCTGAATTCCCACAAACGCTGCATCATCAAGACTAGTGGCATCTCGACTAATTCGAAATGACTCTTGAGGTATATTTTCAATCTTAACTCGGCTTAAGTCAATCTTTTTCTTTAAGCGAACATCAGTATAATAGATACCATCAGTCCTAGAAGAAATAAGCAGCTCACCTGCAATTTCAACATTTTTGTCACCAAGCTTTTCATCCAAGGCTTCTTGACTAATTTCATCAAATTCTTCATATTCGTATCTAAAGTCTTCTACATAATCCCAACGGATAATTGCATTTTTCCAAAGTAATGAAGACTTAACCCACGTATTCATTAATGACCAACCATTGTTCTTTTTAAACACACAATAGTTTACAATATCAGATGCTTCTCGTGCAGCTTTTAAAGCAGCAGGAGTTTGATCGTAAGGTACAAACTTTGCAATCTTCTCATTGTTTAACATGAGGTCAGAGATTACAGCTAGGTATGCTTCTATTGTCTCAGTAGTATCTGATGACACAATTCCAGAAACACCTTCAGGTGCTAAATGCCCTAATGGTAAACCTGCATATTCGTAGGTTGCCATTCGTCGTTCACGTGTTAGGTCAGATGAGTTGAGCCAAGTTCCTGTAGAACCTTTTACTCCACTCTCAACTAGAGCTACTAGCTCATCGTCGTCTACCTTCTCAAACTTCTTCTTTGCCATATTCTATCTCCGAGATTAGGCCATACAAACTATCATTGGATATTTGAGGTTATTTTCGATAAGTATCTATTTTATACTTACCAGACTTTTCGTTCTTAGCACTACGAGCAATTTTAGCTTTATAAACTTTTCCGTAGGACTCTTTGTTACCACCAGTTGGATCTGCTTCATGTGGCTTAGGCTTTACATATCCTGTATTCATTTAGATAACTCCACAGTTTCAACTACTTCTAATTGTTGTAGAGCCGCTGTTAGTTCTTCATCTGTTAAGTCTTTAACTTCAACAGTTGTTTGAACCACATCTCTACGAGTAAGTTTAGGTGCCTCATATTCTGCCACAAGAGAAGCCAAACGTCCAGCTTCTGTGTCATCACCTGATTGTATGGCTTTAACCATGAGAAGCTTTAACACATCTAAACCCTTAGGTGCTTGGCCGGATACCTCGTATCCTATAGAGTCTAATGCCTTAACAAAGAGACCTAGCTCTTTAATCTCAGCACGTCGTTTAGCTTTAGTAGCTTGACTCTTTTCTCTTGCTTCTACAGATGATGCTCTATCTCGAAACAATACTAAGTTCTCACCTCCGGGATGAGCCATAGCTCTTTTTTGCCCATCAGTGAGATTCTCAGCATGTTCCTCAGGGGTGACAGGTACGTACTTAGGATACGAATTGGTCCCTGGAACTTTTAAATCTTCTTTATCAATCTTTTTTGGCTTCTTAGGTTTATCACTCATCTTCTTCTCTCAGGCTCTATAGCCAATGTGAATCATTATTGTACATAGTGCCCTTTTGCTTCCAAGACACTCTGTTACCAGCTAGTTTGTCAGCATGAGTTCTTAACACTTCTAAGCCTATCGCTACTGCAATAACTGTGTCGTCATGACAACCGGGTAACGCACCTGTAGAACCATTCTCATTAGACACATAAGATTTTAATTCTGATATCATGTGTTTACTGGGTAACCCTATGTCTTCATCCTCGATAGCTCTCTTTAAATAACCTATAATCATAGGTTTAGAGGCACTAGTAGTTCTGAATCCAGGTCGATCACCTTCAGTATTATCCATATTAGCAGCTTTAGTCTGATAATATAGATTCACATAATTCATTTGCTTTAATCTGTTTAGGGTGGCAATACCCATAGAGTTAGACTCTACAGCTAGCAGGGCATTATTGAAATACCTGCCTAGGTAGAATAACACATCTCCGAATAACGATGGATCAACTCTATTGTTCCTATACATAGCTATAACTTGACGATCTGTGTTCATCACAGTAGCTGTTGAATAGTCTTGGCCTACCCCTAAGGATACATCTGCCGACACAATATAATTAGATTCCCAATCGGGGTACTGCCACAACTCTAAACTACCCTCTCTGCCTTCATCAAATGCACCCGCTTGTAAGTTAAATACACGGGTGGATATAGGCGTAGATGGTAACAATTTGTTAACAATCTCAGGATCAAACACAGATGATCCAGATACTAAGAAGGCTTCTTCAGGATTAGCAGGGTACTCTTGCTTAAACTTTAAAGCACCACCTTCTGCAATCTTAAGACGTCTCCAATACATTTGATCATTATCTAATTCATAATCATCTTTATACTTTTCTTCATCGATATCTAATTCAAAAGCCGGAGGGGCTTCTCTTGTATATTCTGGAGTTAAGAACCAGGGAATAAATACAGGTATGTACTCATTCTCTCCAGCCATAGCTCCTCTAAATAATCTATGGAACTCACCTGTGGCACCATTAGCTGTGGATTCCACAATAACTTCAGTACCATCTGCTTGACTTATCCCTTGGAATAATCCCGCCAATATCTTCTCATCATGAGTCCAGAAGGCAACCTCTGACAAATGAGCAATCGTGGGTGTCGTACCTCGTCCTGCCTCAGGAGAACCAGCAGTATAAAGACGATAACCTGAGCTGTTATGTTCAAATTGAATCTCTCTGCTGTTACCTTTAGATAGAGCAATCTTAACATCCATATTCTGAATGATGTTCTTACCCATAGTAAATAGTGCTTCAGAAGTTGGCCCATCATGAGCCATTACTACAGACCTAGTGTGTGGCATGTAATATGTTTTCCAAAACACTCTAGCTGCACAATAGGTACTAATACCTTGTTGTCTAGCTTTTAAAATAATAGCTCTAACTTTGCCAGTAGACTTAAGTTGCTCTTCCAATTTATCATTAATTAATTGTTGGGCAGCATTAAGTTTAAATGACACAAACCCTAAGGCACTATCCTTAGTAATAATTTTAACTTCAGCTTCAGCAAATTTAGCAAAATCACTCTTAAACATCTCTTGCTTCTGTCGCCTTAACTGTTCCTTCCTTAAGTTTAACTTCTCTAAATTAGAGATAGTAACTACTGCATTAGCCATCTTAGCCCCTTCATCTGATCAATATTCTTTAAGGGGGCTATAGAAGGTAGGACTATAACGCCAAGGAGGGGAAGCGATCAAACGTTATAGTCCTTTAAGGGTGCTATAAAATTACACAAAATCGACATAGGGTGCGTCAAAAAAATTAAAAAATATTTTAACTACCCCTGCATTCCCCACTAAAGAAACGGGGGTGGCCCTCTCTCTGGTGTTGATATACGGGGAGAATGTTAGGGCATGGAGGTTTGTTGTAGGTTTTTAAGTGGGCTTATGGTCTATGTGG